TCAGGTGGTGCATCCGAAAGAGCTAAATTAACAATTAGAGTTGAGAATGATGCGGAGGACTTTATGGAATTAAGAGCGGGTAATATCACTCTTAATTCGAATACCATAAGTGCTGGTGGTCAAAACCCATCAATTATTTTCCAAAATTCTGGAACAACTATCTCATCTATTAGTAGTACTGGTGTTTACAATGGTAGTATTAGTGGTAATGCAGCAACAGTAACAAATGGTGTATATACAAATGGTTCATATTCTGATCCTTCTTGGATAACATTATTAGCGGGCTCAAAGATAAATGGCGCAGTTGCAAGTGCTACAAACGCAACAGCTGCGGCTAACATTTCACTTACAAGTTTAGGAAATGGTTCGGTAAACGTAAATAACGGAAGTTCAGCGGTATATAGAAATGAAAACGGGTCGGGTGCGGCTTTATCATATTCTCCAGTTTTTCATGCGGGCGCCGGTGATACGATGTGGCAAATTCAAGGTACTTACGGTACTTCCGGTAACGGTACATTCTATTTCAGACAAGGATATTCAGGTAGCTGGGGTAACTGGTTAACAATGTTATCATCAGCGAACTATAATTCATATTCACCAACCTTAACAGGTGGTAATGCATCAGGTACATGGGGTATCAGCATTACTGGTAACGCCGCAACTGCAACGAGCGCAGATCAAATTGATGGTGTTGGATTTAGAAATACAGGTTCGAATGATGGTGTTAATGCTCAATCATTGGACTCGAATGGTATGACTTATGTAACGAATGTTGATGGTAGCAGCACCAACCTAACAGGTAACGCAACAGATGGTGCACTGTACTCTCAAATATACAGTTCAAGTTGGCAACATCAAATATACGGTGACTACAGAACAGGTATCATGTATGCTAGAGGAAAAAACAACGGTACTTGGCAGTCTTGGAAGAGAGTTGCTTTAAGTAATTCAACAACATTCTCCAACGTATCAAGTGTTAGTTTTACTCACAATTTAGGTACAGCGAACTTAACTGCGCAAGTATTTGATAGTAGTAATAATATGTTCTTCCCTTCTGAAATAAACATAACATCTACAACAGTTACAGTAACTTTTGCAGCAAATAGAACAGGTAGACTTGTTGTTACCGGATAAAATACGTATATTAAAGTATGTTAAGAGAAAATGTAATTGTTAGTGGCTCATTAGATGTTAGTGGACAATATATTATACCCAGAGGACCCAGAGCCAATAGACCAGGAAGCCCAGAAATTGGGTCTCTTTATCTTGAAGAATCTGATAGTGGAAGTTTTGTTGTGACATATACCGCAGTATCTAATAGAGATGATGGATGGGAACCAGTTGGTTCACAAAACACGGATAGAATTGGTTTTTTATATAGACAAATTATTAATTATTCTTATTTGGCTGGTGGTTATAAAGATGCATCTCCTTGGAAAAATGTTCATAGAACAACAAATGCAACGGATCAAACTGTTCACTTAGGAGAATTGATGGATTATCCAGCATCATATACATCTGGTCATTGTAGTAAAACTATTTTATTTGTTTGGTCAACAAACACAGATGGTGCCTGGAAATCCGCAACACAAATACATTCAACTTGGACAACGGGAGTAAACATGGTAAATGAAACGGCTTATGCTCACCAATCTAAATGGGATTTAGCAAATGCAAGAGATGACTTAGGAACTTTATTTCAAGAAACAGAATTTGCTTGGGTATTTGGGGGAGGTGTTGCAACTGTTGAAAAATTCAATTCAACCAACGAAGTTATGTATAGTGTTTATTACCCTAATATGGCACCATATCTAACATTAAAAACATCTATCACCAGTTCATTAGGTTGTTCTGGGTTTTCTGATGAAAATTATGGTTATGGTTATGGATCGGAAAGTGGTAACAAACTATTCTTTGCAACTGATACCTTCACTAATAATCAACAATGGGGGGCCAGTGGGCAACAAAAGGGAATTAGTTCCAAGTGGGGTAAAGGATATGCGGGAAATGAAGGTAATTATAATGGTGGTTATAACTTAAGAAGATGGAATGTGTTTAATGAAACAAATATTGGTAATGTGGCAAAACCACATGGAAACTGTGGTGAAGAAAATTTCACCATGGGCCAAGATCATCAATATATGTTAGGAAATTATGATGGTTTACAAAATAACACAAGCTGGAAATTTATTTATGCTACCGATACTGGAACTGTTAACCCATCTGGATTAGCACCGGGTGTTAACGGAGGAACATCATCAGGACATTGTGGATGGAGAAATTAAAAAAACTATTTATAGGATATGCGTCATGACAATATAGAAATTAGTGGTTCATTAAGAGTTCAGGGGGTATCAAAACCACCTAGAGGTTCGAGAGCAAACAGACCGGGAAGTCCTGTTACAGGATCACTATATCTTGAAGAAGCGGCAAGTGGTAGTTTTTTAATGGTATATACCGGTTTAAATAATGGGGATAATGGGTGGGTTAGAGTTTCTTCCCAAGTTAACTCAAATGTTGGTTTTAAATTTAGACAAATAATTAGTGTTTCCTATTTAGCTGGTGGTTACAAAAACTCATCACCATGGAAGAATGTTCATAAAACAATTAATTCTACTGATCAAACAACACATATTGGTGAACTATTAGATTACGCTGCATCATATACTTCGGGGGCTTGTAGTAAATATATCTTTTTTGTTTGGTCCGTTAATGAAGATAATGCATTTAAAGGACCAAGTGATGTTAATGGTGTTAGAACATCAGCAATTAATATGGCAAATGATACCAAATATACACACCAAACTAAGTTTAACATAACAACCGCAAGGAGCGATGTTGCTACTATGCATAAAGAAACAGAATTTGCATACATGTTTTCCGCTGGTAGTTCTATTGTTGACAAATTTGATTTAAGTAATGAAACAATTATGACTGGGTTCAATTTAACAACAATAAATGGTAGTGATGGTGGTAGTGCATTTTCTGATGAAAACTTTGGATACGGTTGGACATCTAGCGAAGGTATCAAGTTTAGTTTTGCGTCTGAAACATTTTCATCATCTGTTCATTGGTCAGCACACGCGCAACAAAAGGGGATTAGCTCAAAAGTTGGTAAAGGATATGCGGGAAATGAAGGGTCATATAGTGGCGGATATAACTTAAGAAGATGGAGCAATGCCAGCGACACTAATATTGGTAATGTGGCAAAACCACATCCAAACTGTGGAGAAGAAAATTTCACAATGGGTCAGGATCATCAATATATGTTAGGTAATTATGATGGCGCACAAAATAATACAAGTTGGAAATTCAGCTACACAACGGATACAGGAACCACCAGCGTAAGTGGATTAGCACCCGGCGTTAATGGTGGAACATCTTCTGGACATTGTGGTTGGAGAGCATAAATTATAAATAAAATGTTATACGAGAATTTAGAAGTTAGTGGAAGCTTAGCATCAGATAGGGTTGTTAATAGACCACCAAGAGGCACTAGAGCAAATAGACCATCAAGTCCTCGTTCAGGTTCATTATACCTTGAAACATCAAGTAGTGGAAGTAGTTATTTGATGTTGTATACTGGTGTATCAAACATTGATGACGGTTGGGAAAGAATCGCTGCACAAGAAACACAACCTACCGCATTTAGATATAGACAAGTAATTAATTATTCTTATTTAGCTGGTGGTTACAAAGACTCATCACCTTGGAGAAATGTTCACAAAACAGTTAATCTTATTGATCAAACAACACACATTGGTGAACTATTAGATTACCCAATTTCATATACATCCGGAGCGTGTAGTAAATCGATACTTTTTCTTTGGTCTGTAAATGATGACGGGGCGTGGAAAAGTGCCGGAACAATACATGGAACGAGAACAGCTGCTATCAATATGATTACGGACACAAATTACGCACACCAAACAAAATTCAACACTGGTATTGCTAGAAGTGATCTTGGAACTATGCAAAAAGAAACTGAGATAGCATATTTGTTTTCTGGTGGATCAACAACGATTGAAAAATTTAATTTATCGAACGAAAGCTATGTAAGTGGATTTGGGGTTTCATCAATTAGTGGTGATGATGGTGCTGGAGCATTTTTTGATGAAAGTTTTGGTTACGCTTGGACATCATCTGCTGGTATTAAATTTAATTTTTCCAATGAAACACCTAGTTCATCTAGTCAATGGGGCAACCATTCACAACAAAAGGGGATTAGCTCAAAAGTTGGTAAGGGGTATGCTGGAAATGAGGGAAGTTATAATGGTGGTTATAATTTAAGAAGATGGAGCAATTCTAACGATACTAATATCGGGAATGTTTCAAAACCGCATCCAAACTGTGGGGAAGAAAACTTTACATTAGGTCAAGATTGGCAATATATGTTAGGAAATTATGATGGGGCACAGAACAATGTTAGTTGGAAGTTTTACTATGCAACGGATGTTGGCTCAACTAGTATTACCGGATTAAACCCTGGTGTTAATGCAGGAACGTCTTCTGGCCATTGTGGTTGGAGACAATAGTTGATAATTCAAAAAAAATTACTTATATTATAACAAAACAATTTATTTATGGAAGGTTACAAATATGACAGAGAACAAAATTTAAACAACCCGTTTGATGAAAAACTAATGAAGATTTCTGAAAGTATGTCTTTTGCACTACCAAAGTACAAAGCGTATAATTTCGTAGGCGGTGCACAAATAACGTCATATGCTAAATTAAAACAGTGGTTATTAGAATTAAGAGGTAGAGAAGATGCTGTTGAACATCTCGAGTATACAGTAAGAAAAGCTGAACTTGAAATCGAAATGGATAAGGAAAGTAAAGAGTTTATTACCGACTCTAAAAGAAAAGAGATGATCGATCTAACAGTTGCTGATAAACTTATTGATTTAAGAAAGTTTAAAAGAAACTTAAGAGATGCTTACAGAGAAAGACAAGGCTTTATAGAATTAATTAAAGAGTTTTTAGAGACCGAAGAAGCTGTTCTTCCAGATGGAACTAAATTGATTGATGTATTTGGTAATCCAGAATTAGAAGAAAAATATGAACATGAATATTGGACAGTTCGTATGGCTAAACAAGCAATGTTGGATATGATTTCATATGGTAGAATTGGGACTGGTAATTTAGATTCAATTTTAATGATGGACCCTGAACAACAAAAACAAGTTTTAACACTTGCATCAGCATACACAATATCTATTGATAGAAATATTAATCACTTGATGACACA